TCAATGATAACTTTAGTGATTTCACGAATATACGCTTCTGGATCTGGTTGTAAAGTAGTTACTCCAATACTTGTCGTAATAACAGATAGCTGTGTTTGATTTGTTATTGTTGTAGAAGTATTACTAGGAAGAATTCTAACATATTTTGTGTCTGTACTAGCGATTAAATCTTTAGGTGGTGTTTGAATAATAATCTTATATGATGTTGGCTTTGCAGCATCAGTTACACCAACCGAAAGAGCATAAAGAATTTGAGCAACGACTTTATTAATTCCAGCACTACCATTTTCACCAACACCATTAGCGCCGCCAGATAGAATGAATGCTTCGACGTTAATATTATTGAGAATTTGAATCTCACCAAATGGCTGCAATCCTGCTGGGTGAATAATCTTCTTTAGAGTAGACGAATATTCAGCAAATGTCAATCCGCTCTTTATGACATAAGAATAATCTTGATAGTAATAAGAATCTTGAATGATTTTGTAATCAATCTTTCCATCATCATTTAACCAGACACCATCTTTGATACCTAGACCAGAAATGATTGGAATTAGATTTGCATTACCGTCACCAACAGAAGAGACAGATGCATTTGCACTTGTGTAGTTTACACCAAAATTTGTCACTTCGACAGCACGGATAGAACCGATACCAGTTCCGTTGTTTGCAGAGTCTACCGAAACATTTGCGCTTGTGCCTTGAATTCCAGTAACGACTAGGTTTGCACTTGAACCAGTTGTCGTAGAAATTGAAATCGACGGCAAATTTGCAGACGTATATCCAGATCCAAAATTTGTTAGTTCTAATCTCTTAATTGGTCCCTTAACTTTCCAGTCTTCATTTTTAATAATATCGTAATAGCTTCCATCAGCTTTCATCTGAGAGCCATCTTCAAATAGAAGATCGAATGTCGTGCTTTCAACGACAGAAGCAATAATACCAGCAGCACTTGTGCCAGAGCCACCAGTAAATATTAGAGTATTACCTACACCGTAATTTGTACCTGCATTTGAAATTGTAATTAATTTGTCTGTTAAAAGACCAGCAGAAGAAACTACAGAATCTTGTAACGTGATTGTAGGCTTTTTATAATACCCAGATCCGCGATTGATAATTGAGACCCTTGAGATTTCACCAAGAGTATATGTGTTTGCTCCAATCGTAGCTGTGTATGTATTAGCTAATCCTGTGACGCGAACAATTAATCCAGTTCCACCAGAATCGGTATTATTAATTGAAGCTGTAGTGTTTAATCTATAGCCATGTCCAATTGTGTTTACTCTTAACGCACTAATTGGAGATTGTTGAATCGAAGAAACTTTTGCTACAGCAGCATATCCGTCACCAGTAATTGTTACTGGACTATTTACTTGATATCCCGAACCACCATCAACAATTGTAAACCCAGAAACAATTCCATAAAGTGTTGCAAACAGATTATCATCATCTGTCGCTACAATTCTTTCACCAGCATTAAATGTTCCGCTAACCAACTTGAGAGTCATTTCAGCGACTTCAATTGATCCTACGAAAAACTTTTTAATGTCTACAACGTTTGCAAGTGAACCAGAAGTTTGACCAACAACTGTTTTATTAATGAATAAGAAAATATCTCTATTGTATGCAACGTTCGATAAGTCATATCCAAACGCTGTTGGCGTTGTTCGTATAACTTCTGTCTTTTCAAAGTTACCAGCAGAAACACGAAGAATGTCTGTACCTGGATAATAAAATTCAATCTCTTGATCGTATAAAAGTCTAAACAAGAATCTATAAGATTGTTCAGTACCTTTAGATTGAAAGAAGTCTCTAAATTGTTTTGCGATTAATCGCTTGTTACCATAATACGAAGCAGGTAAACTTGGATACAATTCATCTTTCAAATAAGAAATATACTTATCGATTGATGTATCAATTTGTTTATAGTTTAAAACATTACCGGACGCTCTTACTACGTTATCTTTAATTCCGTATACGAAAGATGTTGCGTTAGATGTTTGACCAGTAATTGTTTCGTATTGGTCAAAGACTTTTCTTTCGCTTGTAATCTTTACAATTAAAGTTGTCGATGTTACTTGAATTACTTTTCCAGTAGCGCCACTTTCGCTACCAAGAATAGTTTCACCAACTTGAAATGTTCCAACTGTAGTGTTTAATGTGATTGTTGTAGTTTGCAACCACTCATAATATGCTTCTAAAAAGAGTTGGAATCTTTCCGCATCAATAGAACTATTTTCGTTTACAAGCGTGTTAACGCTTAACGAAGGTTTAAAAAATACATCGTTCATTTTTATCTATTGACTAAACTTATGGTTTTATCGTCAATCATAGATACCGAAATATCTTCATCTCTAATTGCTACAATTTGATTTCTTAGCGGAAGAACATCTTTATCAGCAGGAACTGCAGTCAATTTTAATGTCGTTCCGCCATCTGTAAACGAAGTCGGTGCAAAGTTGCTTAACACAATTTTTCCAGTAACGTAATTGATTGTACCAGCATTGTTTTGTACACCCACATTATCTACACCAGAAACACGATAGATTCGAATCAATCCAGCATTGTCTTCAAGATAACAATTTGAATATCCGCCGTAAGAGAATTCATTTGATGTTAACTTATTACCAGCACCGTACGGATGTGTTGCAGTTCTCAATTCTGTAGTATTGTCTAACGAATTAGAAAAACTAATTTCATATCTAGCACCAACGTTTAACTGAACATTCAATTCTTTTCTAATGCTCATTGTCGTAATGTTACTCAAAATTGATCTTTCGCATGTGTCAATCAATCTTGATAATTTTGAATATCTAAAATACTTTGAGAATTGATTAATGTCGCTTGTGTTATAATTTTTAATTGTTGTAGTTACAATTGTTTTAATGTCATCAGCAGTTAAAGAAGTAGAATCAGAGTCATACTTTACGGTAGTGCTTAGAATCACATAGATATATTCTGGATCTACAATTTCTGTAGATACTGTAAGAATCTTCTTTGGACCGATAATCGAATCGATCAGATTTAATTTTTCTGTTGCAGTTAGAACACTTCCGATAACTGGCTTCACAGCAATGAATACTTTTCCGTAGTATGGCGGATCATTATCTTCTCCACCCCATACAACGACAGAATCGACAGAACTTTGCTTTAATAGTAATGCTTTATAATCATCAGCGGTGATTGCTCTATTTTGTGCTTCATATGCTTTTGGTGCATTGAACTTGATTGCATTGGTCGATTCTCTATTATTACCACCAGCAGCTGGTGATGTTGCTGTAAATGTTATTCCAGTCACTCCAGCAATAGATGAAGAATATGAAAGAGTCTGAATATCATTTGCAGCAGTTCCATTTGTGATAATGTATTCAAAAACGACAATGTTTGCATTGTCCAACGCAACACCAAAAGTTCCATCACCAAATTTCACTTCAAATTGACCATCTTCAACTTCTTCTAAAAAGAAAACTCTAGATGTTGAAGTCACTTCAACTAAATTATCTGGCTTTACGAATGTTCTTGATGTACTATCTATAGAAGAATTTAAAACTCTAACAGTCAATGTTGTTGTGTCGATATTATAATTTGGAATTAAAAATCTTTGTTGTGTGTCTAGAGTGTTAACTGTATATCTTCTCGTCAACAAACTACCCTCAACAAGACTGATTGTTCCAGTATAGTTCGAAGAAGAATAAACAATTACGGATTCGGTATTTAAAAATGTATATGTCTTTCCGTCAATTGATCCAGAAAACGAAGTGTATGTTGGAATTGTAACACTAGTTGGACTACCAGTCACATTTGCTACAATTGTACCAGAAATTGTAGCAGAACTTGTTGATCTTGGAGTATAGTTTAAGGACTTGGCTAAATTGACAACTGAGTTTCTTTTTTGCGCTGTCGAAAGAAATGCTTCAGACGAAACCATGTTCAAATAGAAAGAGTTATAATATGTGTTGTATGCTAGTAAGTCTAGCAGAACACTCATTCCAGAGCCATCAAAATTATAGTCTCTAAATTCGTCTTGGTTTCTTAGATAATTAATGAAATTGCTTTTGATTCCATTAAAATCTAACTCATCTACTTTTAGATTATTATCTGCAGCCATTTACGTTGACCTTGAAATTGTTGTTTCTAAAGTTGAAGTTGAGCCAGTATTATTAATTGTGTAACTCAAATTCATTTTGATGCCATGATCATCAATTGTAATATCAACAGTTCTCAAAGTAACTCTAGGCTCAAATCTTTTAATCGTGCTTGATACGCTCTCTTTTATATTATGCGTAGTGAATGCGGAATTTGGTTCAAATAGAAAATTAAAAACTGTACTTCCATATTCTGGGAAAAATGGTCGGCTACCTTTTCTTGTTAATAATAGATTTAACAATGATCTACGAATCGCTGCCTCATTTGTGATTGGGCGAACGTCTCCACTCACAGGGTGAGGAATAAAATCTAACGGTAAATCTTTAAAAAAAGTTATAGTAGCCATATAACATATTTATGCTACTTTTTCCACAACCTTTGCTTCTTGAATCTCTTTTCTACGCTCTTTTGCTAATTTTGAGAATTCAGCTAATGCTTTTCTTGCTCTTGTACCAGCAGCTTTGTTTCCTTTCTCTTCAAACTTTTGATTCTCTGATACATAAGTTTCAAAGATACTTAATAGATTATCGTGATTAGTCATGGTAATATTCCTTAGTTAAATTTGACAAAGTGCTTGACAAGTGCTAATATCAGTGTGTTGACCGTCAAGAGGGTAAAGGTAATGTCTTAGCTAATTCAATTCCTTCATCAATAGAAGTTGGTGTGAATGATTTACTTGAGTCAGTAATAGTGACTGTGTTACCAGTAATTGTAATGGAGTTTCCAGAGATTGTCAAGTTTGAGTTAGCAGTTATATTTAGATTACCATTATTGAGAATTTCAATCTTAGTTCCATTTACGTTTAGAACAACGGAATCTTTTTGAGTTACTGTTGCAAAGTTTCTAGTCGGATCTGGAGTGACTCCAAAATACTCTGATGCAGCTTGTGGTATGCCCGGAATGTATCCAAGAATCGCTGGCTCTTGTGCTGCCAATGAGTCAAGAAAAAACCCAAACACCCATTCGCCAAGTCTTGGCGTGCCATATAGATTTGGAGTGTTTAATGGATGAATTGCAAGCGCCCATGGCAAGTCTTCTGTTGGAACAGCATTCTCTTTAATTGCTGGATGATATCCAAAACATCTAACTTTGCATCGACCAAGAGTCAAAGGATCATTAATATCTTCTACTACTCCGATCCACCAAATGAATCCGTCATGCCCAAGAAAATTTCTCATTAGTGACCCATATGTTTAAAGTATTGGATTTCACGTTCTTGTTGTGCAACCCATTCATC